ACTCAAAATTTACTCCTTATAAATTAACAATGAATTTCTTTCCACATTCTGGGCAAATTAACATAGTTTGACCACCATTATTACTTCTACCAAACACAGAGATATGTGAATGATAACCACATGAAGGACAAGTTTGATAAATTATCATTTAATTCCAAACCTTATTTTCATTATTATCCTCTTCTTCTTCATCCTCCTCTTCAGGGGTAGGTACATCATATTCAACTTCTTCTAATCTATGCTTTTTAGGAACTGCTTCTCTATCAATTTCTGCTCCTTCTTCCAAGGCTAAAGGTCGTTTTCCATCTTCTGTAGGAGTATCTACAGGTATTCCACCTGCCCCTTCTTGGCCTTCCTGCATTGGCATACCATTTTCATCAACAGGTACAGCACCTCCTTGACCTTCTGCCATACTACCACCCATTCCACCACTCATCATCTCCATTTGCTGCTGTTGCTGCTCTTCAAGACTTAAAGCCTTACCACCAAATGAGAAATCAAGTGTATCTATGTCCCAAACACCTGGTTTTAATTTAATGTCAAAACCTAATTGTCTCATCGAAGTTGCTATAGCTACTTTTTGCTGTGCTAATTGTAAAACTTCTCCTTCAATTTTCTCTTCTGGAGTTCTTAAGAAAATTTCCCAATCAGTAATACCTATTGCTTTTAATATTGCTGGAATTATTTTTTCATTGAATAATCTTTGGTCAGATGCAACAACATTACTCATCATTTTAAGTTGCTGGGTATTATGAAGAACAATATTTCCAATACCACCAACAAAGGTATGACTTTCTGTCTCTATGTCATAAACAAATCTTGGTGCCTTAATTCGCCTAATCCTTTTTATTCTTCCTATTTCTTTTTCTTTCTTTCTAGATGTTAATCTCCAATTATTGCTCCAATTCCTGTTTAAATTATTATCATTTCTAAATTCAACATTCATTGAATAATCAAGACATTTAGCTAAGTATTCTATGCCTGCAGTTAACACCAATGATGTTGAAGTACATCTAAACCCATTATCAAATTTTGTTCCATCTCCATCAATATATCCTTCAAGATATGCTTCTTTTATTTTTTTGGACCCGTTTAATATTTGGATAGGAACTTTCTTAATCTTTTTATTTTTTGTCTTATTTAAGTCTTTAATATTATAAGATTCATAACATAAAGACTTAATATATTCTGCTTCTAATTTACCACAAATAGATGTGACATAAGCTAATGTTTTATTCCGTTCTCTTGGTTCTCTCTCATATTTATAAATTTCCTTATTGAATGTTGATTCGAGAATATTTGAAGCTTTATTTATTAATTCTATATTGGTATTGCATACACTAAATCGACATCTTTCTAGGTGCCCCTCAGCTGCATAAAAACCTAAGAACCATGCTAAATCAGGGGTAATTGAATCAAAATTATTTTCAATATCAATTTGTTTTATATCTATTAAATCATTTTCTTTTAAGTCAGATGATTTAATAGCCATCTTATTTTTCATGACAGAGTGATCCATTGTTGTTTCAACAAAACCACCATTAGTTTCTATAGCTAAAGTTTCATTTTCTTTAGTCACATGTCTCCAAACATGATTAATTTTAGTCCAACCATCTTGTGAATATACTTCCGTGTTTTGTGGAATTAAATTATATTCATTTGCAGTTCCTTTGTGTAAAGATTCAATTGGAATTAAATCAAGAAATTTCTTATCTCTTCTAATCCAAATTGGAGTATCGCCTGAAACTGATTGGCCGGATATTCCACCAGTTCCCTCCATTACATTGTAGAACATCTGAGGAACGCCATAGATTCCAGCTATTCTGTCCCTAATTTCATTTCTTACATTTAAGTAATCCATTTCCTGAAGAGTATGAAACAATTTTACAACATCAGTCTTCCCACGGCCAGTTCTATTACTTACAGCAATCCATGGTGTATAGGTTGGATCTTCTAACATCTTGGATTCCATTCTAGCTCTTTCAACTTCAAGAGACTGTGGATCATCAGTATTAGTTAAAATCATTTGAGTAGGAGTTTTTCTTTCGAAGAAGTAACGGTATAAAAATCTATCCATACCTGATACAGTTAAAACTTTTTGCATTAACGTTAGAATTGGAGAATACCCGTAGGTCTCATGAGGACTAAATTTAGAAACATGAATAAGCTCATCTTCTAGCATGTATACTCTTCCACCTCTATGGTTATACACATACATAGCTGGAAGTAATTTTGCATGACATGTTTCACATGTTCCATCTTCTGCTCTAACATCATCACGATGAAAAGGACATATCCAATGACTATTTTTAGGAAGACCTGCTTTGTCTAAATCAAATTCAATTAAAGCAGGATGAATTCGTCTAACTTCAAGAAGTTGACCATGTAATTTATTACCTACTTTTCTATACTGTTTATTTAAGTGAATGTAAGCATCATCCACAATATTTAAATCATCTTCTATAGAATTTAATACACTTTCTAAGTCCTGTCCAAATATATTACAATTATAACGCCATTTCTTATCAAAGTCTTTAATTTGGCTGTCATCAGGTTTTCTTAATTTATGGTCTTTACAACCTTTTTTCTTCTTGTGTTTTTTAGCATCTTCTATGCTCTGAAAATCCATATCACATTCATCACATCTCCAGAGAAATTTTGGGTGGAAATCATCAAAACCTTTTCTAAAAATTTCTTTTTTAAGATGTAATAATGGAGACCTAATTTCAGAGCTATCAAATGCTAATAAATATAAATCTTGTATAAACATTCTTCGATAAGCATATGCTTGACGTAGCCAATCAAAGTAAAGTTGTTCAATACCATAATACTGAGCAGCTGACTGAGAATTAGTCTCAGAACCATATTGAGACTTCATGAAGCCTGAGAAACCCTTATCATATATTTTATTAAGCCACTGATTACCTTCAGTTAACTTAGTATCTTTGTTAATGATATCAGGTACAAAATCACCTATCCTTACCATTTGACCACTCCCAGAATCTTCAAAAGACCCATTTTCTTATAGCTTACCAATTAATAAATTTATCCTTGCTTTTTTTTACTTCTTTTCCTATTTCTTTTAAAGTGTAGGAAATAGATTTTTTTAAACCAAATGCAAATATTTTGCTGTCTACATCGTCAGAACTTTCTTTTGAGTCAAAACTAAAAAATGCACCAAAAAATTCAACTGTTTTACCATTGTTTTTATTTGCTTCTTCCCACTCATGAATCTTTTTTAAGAGCCAATCTGCTGAACTATTATCTTCTTTCACTTCTTCATTAATATCCCATAATTTATCTAATTTATTTATTTCAAAATTTCTTTTCTGCATTTCAATAAAATCCAATGCACCATCAAGATTATTTTCTTGCATAGCATTTATTTGAGAATTAAAATCAAAACCAGGTACAAACTCTAAAACTTTCATTTTAGCCTGCGCTTGAAATGTAACCATAGTTAATGACAATGTTACTTTTTGTTCTAAAGCAGGTAATTCAAAGAAATCTAATTCATTAGATGTATTATAGAAATCCTTTTTGCCGTTCTTAAACTTCATTTTATGCCCATAAATTAATTTATTCCTCTCGTTCATGAATATCCAAGCATGAAGTTTGTCCCCTCCTGGAAAATCAATAAAATATTGTTTTAAAAATCTTCCTTTACCCAAAAAGTTGTTAGATTCTTTCATAGACTAATTTTATCCTACTTTATAATTTTGAAGCAATCTCTTTCAGCGCTGAAATAGCATCTTTAGTTACTGAACTGTGTGGTTCTTCATGTTGTCCATCATCTAACGTCACCTCAGCTATCTTGTCTATGATGTGGTCTGTTGTAGATTGTGTCTTGTGTGAAGTAGCATCTACAATTTCATGTCCTGTCTTAGAATTGATAATTTTGTCTAACCAACCTATTTTAATTAATTCTCCAACGACAGCATTTATTTCTTCTGAGCTAAGAGTTTTTAATGCTGGAGAATCATCAGATAACTCAGGATTTTCTTCAAGATTTAGATTTTTAATTGTTGCATGCCAAGTATCTAAAATTCTAAATGCATTATTTTCTTTATTAAAGTAGACTCTATATCTTTCTGGAACTAGCTCTTCTAAATTCATTCTATTTCCTTATTTCCAATCGACCATAAATGCTCTACCACATTTATCACACCAAGCAGTCGTTGGATCTTTACTATTTAATGTATATTGAATGTTTGCACAAAATGGGCATATTAATCTTGGTTTACTGGCATTATCAAGTTTTTCCTGTGCTTCACGTTCTGCTGTTATTTTGTTTTTCTCAGCATCTTTAGCCTTTTGTTCTTCATCTAAATGAATTCTTCCTTCTTCAAGATTAAAAAACATTTGATCTTGTGAAGTAACACCTGGATAAAGTGCTTCTTGAGTTGGTTTAATTACTTCTTCTTTGGGGGGTTCTTCTTCAATTGTCGCTTCTGCTTCAAGTTCAACTTCGACTTTGGTTTCTGGTCCTTTGCTTGTTTCATTTTTAGTCTCCTCATCTACAAGCATAGTTTCTACTGCAAGAGTCTCATCTTCTAAAGATTCAGTTTTATCTTCATTAATAATAATTGTTTCAATTGCTTCAGTTTCAAGAGTTTCCTCCTCTAAAGTATCAGCGTAAAGTGTAGCACTATCCACATCCGACTTTATTATTTTCCAACCTAAGCCCTCCTCTATAGGAGCATCTACAGATTCTTTAGTTTCTTCTATAGGTTTTATTTCCTTTGCTGTTTTCTTAATAACTTTTTTTGAAGTTCTCTTTCCTACCATTGGTTCCTCCTGTAATTTTCTTATCATAATCTATATAACCACATTGTAAACAAGTAAAATCTTCACCAAAATATGAATGTAATGCCCCACCACATTTAGGACATGATTTCATATACCATCTGCTAATAGCAATATGTAAATCCTTAAAATTTTTTCTTACTGGTAAAAACACTATTCTACCTCCTTGCTAGCATCATCTTTGTTGTTTAATGTAACATTATTCAAAGCCCAGAGAAAAAATTTAAGTAATTCTGTATGTTTAACACATAAGTTGTACATTGATTTACCATTTTTAACATTTCCTTTACAATTTGGGTAAATGCATTTATCATTAATATCCACCATTTCTAACTCTCCTTCCTCTATTATATAATAAACCTAATAAGATAAAATATAAAACTTTATAATTTACTATCTATCCATTTTACTTAATGCTTGCATAACCTTATAATGATGTTTACACAAATTAATTCTATATGAAGAATTACTTTTTCTTTCTGCACATACATCACAATATTTGGAATCAGTAATTTCTGCTGTAATTATAGGGAATCCTTTATACGTCATTTGGCATCTATCACTATAAGGCCAACCAACTTCATCAGCATAACACATATGTTTGATTTGATTTGTAAGTATACTTTGAAGTCTGTTAAGTTCTTCATAAGTCAATAAAATAGACTTTTTACTAAATTCTTTTCCATCGTAATCTTGAAGTATATCATCTATTTTATCTATGTTAGGAATCATTATAATTTCATTTACTAATTTCATTCTATATTCCACATTGTAAAGCATTTTTGGCAAACCTTTGTTTTGCCATTAGGAGATACATCAAAACTTGTATTTCCACATATTTTACATTTAAGATTATCTTTCTTAATTTGAGGTACTGATTGTCCGTCCTGTGTTGTTATTGTACTAGATGAAGTTTTTTCTGAAGAATCAACTAAATCTTGAATATTTCCAATTGTAGAAGTTCCAAAAAGTCTATCACTTGCATAATAATCATAATAAACAGCAACAGCTAACATAATACTAATAAAACTATCACCATGACCTCTTGGAGTGTTTGGAGCTTGAAGATCACCTGTTACACAAGTAATTTGTGATACAAATCTATCATCATCAAGCAAAATCATTCTTTTTTGTTCAACTAACTTTGCAAAATTAGTAGCCATTTCAATTTTGCCTTTAGCTCTTGGTCCTGTACGATTTGATAAAATTATAGGAATGCAAGCTCTTGGTAATGACCTTTCCTCCATTTCACCACGAGTATTATCATAATATAACTTTTGAATATTAAAATATTCTGTCAAAGCAGTAAGATAATTTACCTGTTTTATATAGTCCCAATTATCTAAGAATTTCTGATGAATCATAACTATAATATCATCTGGAGGTTTTTCATCTTGTTCTAATGCTAAACCTGCTGAATTACTATCTAAGATTGCAAATACTGAGCAATGACTAGGATTGCCTCTTTTACCTACATCAAAGCCAGCAAATGTAATGGCACTTCTCCACCAGTAATCTTCACCTTTTAATTTTGCAACTGCATCTAATAATTTTGTTTCCATAATGTTTTAACCAAACCCAGGAACTACGTAGTTTTTTAGTTGTGTATCGATAACTTGATCTAATTGGTCTCTACTAAAGAAAGCCTCAGTGGATAATACTGGAATCAATAAAAATTCAGTACTAAAAGCTTTCCAGCCACCATCAATTTTTCTTTGTTCTAGCCATTCACGGTCATACATTTTTTCCCAAAGAACATCATGTTCCCCATCAGGATATAATGCAGGCATCCAAATCATATTTTTGCTAAATTGTTCTCTTCCTTTTAATCTAAATAAAAGGTCATTATCACTAATAACAGTACCAAAAACAATCATAGGACATTCTTTATTTGGAATGTTTAAAATTTCAGCTTCAAATAATCTAATAGTTTTTTCTATTTCAGTGAAAGTCATAGGATTATGAAGGTCTCCCATTAGATCATCATTCACACATATTGTTTGGGTATGTAAACCTCTTTTGACTCCCATAATTCCTGCAGGATAAATTTTACTTCTATTTTTGCCAACCATATAATTAATAGTTTGGTCAGATTGAGGAGTTAAATCCTTCATAAATTTTGATAATATAGGATTATTTCTAACAGCCTCTTTAATATGATATAAATGAATCCCAGCTAATTCTTCTTTATAACTAGTAAATAAGCCCTCTCCTGAAGATGTAAGCATTCTATAAATACTAGACGCATAACCAAGAATAGTTGATTTTAAATGATATCGAGGCATTACTGCTAATAAATATTTATCTTTAGGGCTATCAATAACCTTCTGAAAAGTATTAGCAAGATGGTGTATGTGCCATGTGTTAAAATCATAATCAGGATAACTTAAGGCAAAAATATCTTGAACAAAATCATCAAAATTAGTAAGTTGTATTGGCATATCTGAAGCAGTTAGTCTAGAAAAGAATTCATCAGCTGCATTATCTGCAGAATATGAATTTTCATTTTTAGCCATTATTTTTTGCCTTCAATTTCTATAAGCTTTTCACCAGATGATAAAGCTTTGCTCTGGTGACCATTATAAATTTCTCTGAATCTTTCACCAATTGCAAATAATAAGTCATTATCAGTAATTAATTCTCTACAAGCTTCAATTAAATCATTCATAAAACTTTCATGTATAGAATCAGTTCGTAATTTTCTTAAAGTCTCTATAGCATTAATATAAGAGGCAGAAGCTTCAGAAAATTTCTTTGGGACAACTTCATCATTATATATGGGATCATAAGCTTTCTGACGTATTACATTCAGCTCTTTTATAAATTCATCCTGGGTAGTTAACAATTCTTGCAATCTTGTTTGTGTAGTATTTGCCAATACTGCATCACGTTCCTCTGCCCATTTACCTCGAAGAGCCCATTGCCTTGTTCTACCACTACCTAACTTTAATATTTTGTCAGTCTCATCTGGATTTTTACCAGCTAAAAATTGAGCTTTTGCTTCAGCTTTTTTGAAGGCAAAATCTTGTTCAGTATATTGCCTTGGTTCACTTAATCTTTTTCTGGCCATATTTGTTCCTCATTACTAATTCTCTTTTTTACTTCTCGGGCATTTATATCTAAACAATCACATATTTCAAGGAACCATTCAGATTCTAGAAATTCAATAACATCATCCTTTTTACCTTTGCCTCTCTTAAAATCTTGAGCAGCTAATTTTAACATTGCACCAATTAATGAAATTAATCCATCTTGTAAGTCATAAGCACCTGGATAGTTATCTGCCATTATTACTCCTAACTACACCACCATTATCTATTATAAACTGTTTGATCTTATCACTACATTCTTCACAATAATCTGAATTCCAAACGTCTCCATCTTTTTTAGAATTATAACCCCAAGAAGAAGATAAGTTACTGCACTCAAAATCAATTCCATCTTTAGCATAACAACTTTTACCACACATATCACATCTAATATCATCTAGTGTAATAGTTTTTGTAGTTTTATTTCTATAGATTTTCATTATCAGTAATCCCCACAATAATATCCTCTCTAGATGCAATAACATCAGAAATATGAACAATCGTTGCTAACTCATCCGACCAATCCAAAATGTATGGCATATCATATGAACCCATGTGCAGTAATATTAATCTTGATATAGTCCCATAATTAATATTATCTCTCATTTCATTTTTAGTAAAAACTGTTCTTGCTAATTCAGACCATAGGTACCCATGCCCATCAACTGTATTTCCAGTATTGTTAGGAAATCCATTCTTACACAAATCATGCATTATGCAAGCTGCCAATACACAATCTCTTTCAATACCTTTAATTTCTAAGCATTGGCATAAATAATTAGCAACTTTAGTGACCCTTTTTGAATGTAAAACTAAACCACCTTCAACAAACTCATCTTTAGGATGATATTTTCCTGTATTAGATGAAGTACATTCCCAGAAGTAAGAAGGAGCAGCTTCTAAACATTTCAAAACTAGTCTTTTAATACTAGGGGTCTTAATCTCTATCAATTCTTCTGTAAATCTTTCAATAGACATCAAAACATGTCTTTCTGTCTTCCAAGTCTAGACCAAAAAACATTATTTATTTCTTCTTTCCCATATAGGTAACAATTCATTAAACTTTTCACTTATTTTATTATAAACTTCACCATCAATTATATAAACTTTTTTAGCTATTTTTGGATATTTATCTACAAAATTTAAATATTTTATTTTTTGTTTATTGGATATGTACCCTTTAGGCTCTAAATAAATATCTTTAGATGGAATATAAAAATCAAATATTATAATTCCATAATCAGTTTCAAATCTACATTTTTTTGATTCATACTCATAATTTATTTTTAAATAATTTAATACCCTGGCAATATTTGCTTCCCATGTACTTCTAACAAAGTGACCTAAATCTTCTTTATATCCTCTTCCAATAAAAGAATTATTTTGAGGTGTATATTTACCAGATAATATAGATTTCGTAATTCCAAATAGTAATTTACTTCGAGTTAAACTATTATTCCATTGTTCTTTAGATTTTAATCGTATTTTATTTTTAGTTTCTTCTGAATGAGTATGACCCAAAAAATTTGTATTTCCTAACAATGAATTACTAATCTTTTTGCAAGATTCTGCAGTATTTTTTCTTCCTGTATTTGTTAATGCCATTGACATTAATCCACAACTTTTTGAACAAGTATTTTGTTTTTTGTGCTTATAACTCTTAAAAGTATTTCCACATATAATACACTGTTTTTTAATTGTAGAATTTTCTTTTCTTTTATTATGTCCGTTAATATACAAATTACCACTTTTAACTTCTAAACCACAACCACATTTACAAACATTTATCATAAATTTACTTTTTGTACCTTAAATCATATAGTTTATCATAATTTGGGCTTTTACATTTAGGACAAACTTTTGGTACTAAATTATTTCTAGATAACCACTCATGACCACATCTACATCGATATCCATTTAATTTAACTTTACCAATTTTATTAATATTCATATACTATTATTATATACTATTGGTGAATAAAAGTAAACTTAATAAAAATATTTTTTATCTGCAAGACGACTCCAATCCATATGACCTGAAATCTTTTTGTCACTTCTACATTTACAAACCCAAATATCTTCTGTATCAGAACCAACGTTTATCATCATTTTATCCACTAAAAGTTCTTTTCGTGTACATTTTCCCTTATTATTCCATAAACAATTTTCAGCTTCACATTTTTCAATTGATCCAAGTGAGCAAATAGAAGCTTTATGCTTTACAGAATTTCCTTTAAGCTCAGCATAAGTAAATCCACAGAAATTTTTAGTACACTTACCTTCACAAGGATTTTCATTGTTCCACATTGATCTGTAACCTAAGTTAAACTCAAAATTAATTGGTTTGTTTAACTTTTCATTGTGCTCACATTCATAATTACAACAATAAATTATCATCTAAGTCTATTCTCCTTCTTTTGTTTTTCTTCAGCTTCTGCTAATATTTTAATTGAATATTCTAATTTCCCTTTTCCACAATTTGCACAAACATATGCTTTTCGTTTATGATCATACATAGTTTCATAAACCTCTCCACAAAGAATACATCTTTTTACTTCATCATAATTTACTTCAGCATTAGTACGATCCCAATCTCTATGCTCTTTAAAAAAATCATTTAATTCATTAGCAAGATTGTCCATATCTTTTTCAGTTTCACAACCATACTGATTTATTTCTACTCTATGATTTTCATTATATGTTTTTACCCATAGTATTTCTTCCATAATATCCTACCTTTCTTAACTTTCTATAATACTGAACATCGACCATTTGAACATTCTGTAACACCATTCTCAATAATGTTAGAAACATCTAATGGGCCACCTGCTCTGCAACCATCTCTATAAACTGTAATTCCTTTACATCCAGTTTCCCAAGCAAACATATAAGCATCACGTACTTCATTCTCAGTTGCATCATGTGGCAAATTAATAGTTTTTGATACAGCTCCGTCGGTATATGTCTGGAAGGCAGCCTGAATCTTAATATGGTCAAAAACTGATATGTCATGAGCAGTAACCAATAAGTCATCATTACTATCTTCATACTTCTTAGACAAATCAAATAAGGTTCCATCAAGAACTGTCTTAGTAAACTTCTTGGCAAAGAGTGGTTCTATGCCTGATGAACAATCAGCTAACATTGATAAAGTATTATGTGATACACATCCATTAGACAATAAATAATGATGTTGAGGTAATACTTCTATATCCCAAGTTTGTTTTTCACCCATATCTCTTATTTTAGTTATTTTCATTTAATTCTCCTCTGTTTAAATAAATTTCTTTTATCTTATTTATTACTGATACTTTATTATATCTCCAATCTCGTTCCCAGATAATAAAAAAATTACATTTCAAATTATCAATTATATTCCTTTCTCTTATTTTATCTTTTTCCCAAATTTCTTTAGCTAACACTTTGTTACCATCTCTTTGGAATTTATCATAATCATTATAAATTCTTGGATTAGCGTGCCAATAATCACCATAAAATTCAATTGCAATATTAAAACATTTATCATAAAAGTCAAGAAAATAAAAATTATCTTTTATAGAACAAAAATATTGCTTATCTCCAAAGAAAACTGTTATATTATCTAAATTTAATATATCTTTTAATTCTAAAAAACAATCTTTCTCAATTGAGGAGCTTCCATTATAATTTTCTAACTGTTTTTGTCTTAAAATATTGTAAAGCTCTATCCCTTTTTTCTCTCCATATTCTAAAATATATCTCTCTTTGCTACAAACCCATTTTTGGTATTTGGAACGTAAACTAATAGCTTCATCTTCAGAAAATCCAAATAACTTGTAATAATTTAATTTACTTTTAAATTTTTTAGTTTTATTATCACAATATGCTTTATATAAAGCATTCCCATCAGAACCATACCTTTTAATAAATTTTTCTAATGTTTGTTTTGATTTTTCAACAAATAAATTATAACACTCTTCACCTTTATCAACTCCATACCTTTGTATAAAACCTTCTTTACTTTGATTAGTTTTACTAAGCCAATTATTTATTTTTATTGTACCTTTTTCTAAACCATATTTTTCAATAGCTTTGGCCTTAGAAAATCTAGTATCTTTAATAAAAGCTAAATATTTTTGATTTCCTAAAACTTCTCCATAAATCGATTGCCATCTTGACTTAGTACCATTTGCCTTACATTTAGAACATCTTTCTAAAGATATTTTATTATATTTCATAGCTAACATGAATCTAGCTCCACATATTTTACAATAAAAATAATCATAATATTTATTTTCAAATTCATTAAATAATTCTTCCTTGTATCTTTCTGCATAATCTTCCAATGATAAATTATGTTCTCTTTTAAGATGACGTACTAAAAATTTATATTGCTTTCCACATTCATTGCAAACTACCATACAAATAATTCCTCCTTTTACTGCTATTACTTGTATAGTAATTATATAACATTTTTATATAAATTTAAAATTTAACAATATCATCTCCAATTTTTAAATCTGAAACAGGAACCCATAATTGTGAATTATCCCTATTAACAAGTAATGGATGATTATAAGTAAATTCATATATATTTCCGTCTTCAAAAGTTATTTCCTTAACAGAAGCAAGTCCATTATAGTATATCTTATTTGAAATACCTTCTCCATCTTTTGTTTTTACTTTTATATCAGGAATGGAAAACCATTTCTTATTTCCTATTTTTTCTGTTTCCTTATAATAAATATTACTTTCAATCAATATTTGTTCAATACTCTTATTCCCCAAATTTGTTTGTATAACATTATTTTTTGTTTGGCATCCTGTGGGAGCCACCACAGTTAATGTGGCATTACGTCGTTTAATTGATTTTAATTCACCAAAACCCTTTTCTTTACCTAAGTCACGAGATACTATATGAGCATTTTCTCTAATATTCATAATTAATCTCTTAGCAAATTTCTGGGCTTGTTCACTATTATATTTAATACCCATTAAAATTAAAGCATCAGCAAAACCCATTACTCCAAGACCTAGCTTTCTAGTTCTCTCAGTAATTCTCTTAATTTTAACATTTGGGAAATGGTTAACATCAATCAGGTCATCTAAAAATCTAACTGCGATAGAAACTACGTCGTCAAGTCTATCCCAATTAAATTTACCATTAGCTTGAACCATTCTTGAAATATCAATTGAGCCTAAATTACAAGATTCCCCTGGAATCTAAGGTGTTTCCCCACACTGTAAAGTATTCACAAAAACAGTAGACTTATCTTCTTCAAATCCTCCAATAAAATAATTATGAAAATCATCAACAGTTCCATTATACACATCTTCATAACCATCAACTTTTGCAGATATAACTTTATGGTTAGTATATATAAATTGTTTCTTTGGAATTCCTTTTCTTTTACTGGCTAAAACTCTATCCCAGCATGATATACTACAATATGAAACTTCTCTCTTGGACCATTTTCTTACAAATTCTTTACCACAACCTTCACAAATTTTCTTTACCATAACTGTATTATTATCTAAAAAGCAAAATAAATCAGTTTTAGATTGACATTCAAGGAGTTTATTATTAGCTCTATTTCTAATAAAAACATCAAAATTAGGTTTACAAAATGAACAAGTGCAATTCTCTTTGTGCCCTCTTTCCTTTAAAGTTCTTCCTCTTAAAGATAAAGAAATATTTTCACAAGTTTCTTGGCTTCTTTTTGCCCCAATATGATTCTTTTCTCTCATTTTTTGTTGTAAGTCTGGATTATTTCTCCAATTCTTCTCAGGAAATCTATTCATAGGATTTTTTTCACCGAGCATATCTTTGGAATGAAGAATGTCATGTTCTTTTTTTAACATAACTTCTAGATTTGTTGGAAAATTATTCAGTCCATTTCTATCTTTATGATGAACTACTTTTTTATAACCAATGGGTCCAAAATTAAAGTTAGCAATAAGACGATGGTCAAGTATCTTTTGCTGGTTAGTTCCTTCTACCCAATAATATTCTTGGGATTTACTATTTGAATGACTTAACACTTCATCAAATCTAGCTTTAGTTTTCTTCATTATAGAAAGAGAATCTCCACTAATCAAATCTTTAGCTTCCTTTTCTATTCCATCAGATAAAACAAATTTATGATTTCCGGTAGTTTTTAATATTTCTCCATTTTCTATTTCTATTGCATATATTGGAAGATGATATCCAGAAATTCTAGGATTTCTCATATTTCTAACTGTTATTTTTCCATTATCTTTTCTAGAATATACAGGAACATCTTTTCCTTCTTCTGTCAATTGTTTAATAGAAACTGCATTTCTACCATCTGCTACAGCTATCAAAGTATCTCCTGTAACACATGGATTTACCCCTTCAAGTTTACCTAACCAGGGGGTTGGATTTCTGTCCTCAATAGTATCTAAAAATATTAAACCAGGATCTCCTGTTACCCAAGCTTGATGGCATATTTCATTAAATAAATCATTTGCTTTGATATATCTTTTTTCAGTTGATTTTCGATGTCTTAAAGGATAGCTATTTCCTTGCTTAACTGCTTTCATGAAATTATCTGTTATTCCAACAGAAATGTTAAAGTTATTAAATCTAGTTAAATCATTTTTACATCTAATAAATTCATATATATCCGGATGTGAAACATGTAAAAGTCCTAAATTAGCACCTCTACGAGTCCCGCCTTGTTTAACAACATCTGTTGCAACATCAAATAACCTCATAAATGATACAGGACCGCTGGAAACTCCACAAGTACTTTCAACAATGCTATCAGTAGGCCTAATCTTAGAAAATATAATTCCAGTATTATGCACTACATTTCCATTATTTAAAACATAATTATTATTAGGGTAAACATTTAAATCATAAAAATATTTATCTTCAACTTCAATAGGATTTACTGACTTAATTCGCATATTTTTCTCCTGATAATAGATTTCTTTTCATCTTCAGTTAAATTAATCCATTCATTTTCTTTAATTCTAATTATAGTATAGCCCAATAATTTTAAATAATCATCTCTGTATTTGTCTTCTTCTCCATTATCCTTATGCCAAAAATACCCATCCATCTCAATATTCAAATTATATTTTGATATAAAATAATCTAAACATAAATAGTATTTATTGGCTCCCTTATATTGTTTATTGATTTTTATTATTTTGCTTGATTCATATTTTATATTTAAACTAGATAATACTGGGATTAAACTTCTTTCAAATATTCTTAGTTTTCTTATATTAGAATGAGCTTTCTTTTCTATTGATTTAACTTTATCTATTGCTTGTTCAATTGTATATCCTTTTTTAGTCCAACCATTAATAGTAAAACAATTAGAATCTTTAATTGAAACTATATATTTGTTATATCTAAGAACACCTTCTAATAAACCATATTTAGAAATAAAATTTTCTATTTTACACACTGAAGCAAAATTACTAATATTTTCTAAAGCTTCTTTTTCTGTACAATTTCTTTTTACCCAATATTCTTTGCATCTAGGGCTTGATTCTTTTTGGTATTTAAGTACTTCATTTTTAGCTTCTATTTCATTATATCCTTTACCAAAATAGTATTCTATGCATCTTTTTGAAGCTTTTCTATTAAATTCAGATACTTTATTGATTGCTTCTTCATTAGAAAATCCTTTTTTTATCCAATAATTTATTTGGGCTTTAGAACAAGCTTTAGGATCTCTAGAGGAAGAGGCTTTTAAAGCTCTTTTTCTTAAAAAATCTTCACCATTATTTTTTTTAGTTATCAATATTTTATTTTTGTAATCACATTCTTTGCTACATGTAGATGAATTAGGATGGTCTAATAAACTTTTTAAATCTCTTTTTTTACCACAAATTTTACAAATTTTTGCATTAATTAAATTCTTATCATGATAAAAAGCATATTCTATCATTGATGGAATATTATGGTATTTTTTTAAATGTTTAGTAAAAATATTATTTGAATAAATATTTCCGCATATTTTACAGGTATATTTACTTTGATTGTTTAAAACTTTCATAATTTACAATGTCCATTTCTGAGGTTAATTTTGAAGCATTGACCCATTTTTCTATTCCATTAAAATTTACTAAAAATGGGTGATCTTCTGTACAAATTATTTTCTCCCCATTTTCAAATTCTATTTCCACTTTCTTTTTCTTAATTACATCAGTTTTAAAAACTTCCGTAACAAAACCCCATTCAAATTTATTCTCATTTGTATTATAACACAAGACAGATTCTTTTGTAAAACATTCTTTTATGTTTTTAACTCCACTTTTAGTTATAACTTCAGTTCCATCTTTAAAACAACCACCTCCGCTTTTATGTATAAGAGCACATTGCTTCACAATTTCAAATATATTTGCTAAATCATCTTGAATATCTAAAACAAAACAATTATGAACAAAAACATTATTAGCTGCAAAATTATGGTATTTTTCCACTGACAAATCATACACATCTTCTTTCCCAAAATACTCTACAGAAACTACTTTGTGGTTAAAGATTCTTTCTTTTCTGGGCATTTCACACAATTCAGGAAATCTTCTCATAGGATTGTTGTCACCACTGAAATTTTGTGAATGATACAAAAAGTGCTCAAGTTTATCCATCAACTTTAAATTAGTAAAATTGTTATTATTTTTGTTGAAATCTATATGGTGTAGTACATTTGAGTACATTTTATATTGGCCAGTATTTTTACCATACACGAATTTATGTGCAGTCATAGGCATTCCACTGATGCTAGAAAATACTACTCGATACCCATGGTTATAATCATAATTAAAAGGCATCATTGAATCACCAATTTTTAATTCATCTAACCGTTTATATTGCGCATTTCTAGTCATGAAAAGATGTTCTTCTGTAGATTTTACAAAACTACCGTCATCAAAAGTAACTTTAAAAACATCTGCATTTGATCTAGTTTTTCTAGGAGCGAATGCCTTGCCAATCTCCAAAGAATTTACTCCTGATGCTGAATAAACGTCAAATCTTTCATTCTGTTTGTCTTTATATTTTTCAGACAAATCTTTGATTGTGAAATCTCCTTCCAAAGTCCTAACTATAGTATCACCTGAAAGACATGCTGCAAGCTGTCCATTTGGTTTGCCAGAGTTCATTAAGGTTGGACTATTTGGCAGAAATTCTAAAGTATCTAAAATTGACATAAATTGAGTGAACCATTTTTCTCTATCTTCCTCTTTTTCTGATGAAGAAATATGTCGTGCCACTCTAACTAAAAGTTCATCAGGTGTCTCAGTTAAATTACCTTTTTTATCTTTTAATAAATACCTTTTTTCAAGTATTATCTTTGCGTTGTCTGACCATTGTGCCATACAAACCTCCTGCTATTATTTATTTTTGGCTGTTAAACTGTTATTAGGTTTCTTTTTTCTGGGTGATAATACTCTAGGCATCTTTATTCTATTCTTAGGAAGATGATACTCTTTTCCACCATAACCATTATCAATTACTGGGGTAAGATTAAATCTAATTTCTAAATGCTTTTGCCATGTCTTTTCATAAGTAAAAATGACTGCATGTTTTTCTTCTTTATTAAAGGTAATAATAGTTTCTTTTTCATATGGAGTTAAAATTCTATTTTTCTGAGCTTCAGTTAACGAGTCTTTGGTTTTCCTAACCATTTTTATCTCCTATTTGGTTATTCTCAATATTCCATAGGTTATTAATTATTTGCCATTCTCATATAGCCATATAGACAAATACATGCACTATCCGCCACATCTTGATTAGTAATTAATTTAGCTCCCCATTTTGCGTTAGCAAATTGCATTATAGCTGGTTTATCTGCTCTGCCATTTCCAAGAACACTCTTTTTCCAACTAGTAACTTCTACAGTTTGGTATGGTAGATTATTAAATACACAAGAGAATCTTACTGCATCCACAACTGAGTGTATTTGAAGAGTTACTTTAATATTCTGTAGATAAGGAGAATTCTCTATATAAACCATATCAGGTTTATTCTTTTTGAAAAAGTCAAACAATTGTAGAAACATATCATCAATTCTTGATGCTGCATCTTTCTCAGAAGATTTAATTTCTGTTACAATAGCTTTTTTATTTTGTATTGTAAAAATTGCTACTGACTTAGTACTACAATCACATCCCATTACTTTCATATTTAATTATTCTCCATCATTAGGGATACCACGTTGCATTAGCTTGAGGTCTAATGACCTCCGTGAAATCTCTCGTGAAACCACTTCAATCTGCATTGTATAAATATCAATTACTTGTCTTAATCCATTAAGCTCCGTTTCTTTAATAGTTAAATTTGTTCTAATCTTTTTAAAGCTTTCATCATTTAGAATTAAACTACCTAAGGCAAAATCTTTAGTTACTTTATATTTGCCACTGTCTAAAGCTATCTTTTGCGATATTTTATTATCATGTTGGTTTTTAAGCCAAGACTTTTCAATTTCTACATCAGCTAACATTCTTAAAGCATATCCTTTCCAAGCTGCTAACTTAAACATCCAAGTGCCTAAATCAGCTGATGCTAATTTATCAGAATCTTCAGGAAATTGATAGTCAGCTCCAAAAGTTTTTGGTCTTAATGGTAGAGAATATTTTGCTAAATCATCTTTAAGTTGTTTTATCATTTCTTGCCTCTACTTGCAGCTCTTTCTCATTGCGCACCATTTTGGATTTGGGCAAACTTCAGGCTTTGGTACTAATTTACCAAGGTCATTATATTTCTTAACCATTAGAAAGTCATCTAGTACTATTTTATACCTTTTCTCATCATAAGTAACATAGTGATATTTTACAGCTTGTGTATTTTTATTCTCATAGAAAACTGCACCTGTTGTAAATCCAAGTGCTTTGGCACATAAATTCCATTGTAAATAATCACCTTCATCCGGAGCATTAAGTATCAGTTTATACCTTCGGTCATTAATAGATTTTAATTCTATTAATTGTGGTTTTTCAAGCTCGTCTAAAACAATTAAATCCCCTCTGCCTGATATAAAAACTCCATCCATATCTTTTCTAAATGCTGGCTCTTCCCCAATCAGTCTTTTGATGGACTTAAAATAGTCACCATATCTAGTGTGCATATAATTACCATTATCCATTATCCGTCTGCCTTTAGCATCAATATCAAATGGCATTAGTCCATTCATTATATACTGTATTCCTCTAGGACAATCACCTGCCCAAGAAGCATAAAAGTAATCAAGTGGTTTTGTTGGTCTTTTATTCACTTCAGAAATTTCAAATAAAGCTTTCTGAAGCCAATCTCTGGTATCTAACTGATCAAGTATTGCTGTTAATCCTTTTTGCATTAGTCAAAATCCTTTATAATATCCATAAATACTGTTTTAAATGTTTCTTCATCTATATTTACTGGAATATGAAACACACCATTCGGGTAATATTCCAATACTAATTTATCTCGTTTACTCATCTGAGGTGATTCACTAGTAATTAAATTTCCTTCTGCTTTTAATTTCCTATGTGAAGGTCCATCAATTTCAACAACCATGTCTAATTCTGAAACAGCTAAATCAACTCTATATTGCTCAACATCTACCTCAGATTTAACCCTAAAACCTAAATCTACTAGCCATTTTTCAACTTCATTTTGGACTTTAGTAAAGTAAGTTATGCTCATTGAGCAAAAACCGTATCTCTTAGAACTTCAAATTCTTCATTATGAGTACGATAGAATTGAATTACTTCATCTACACCTTGGGAAGGTTTATCTTGGTCTGTTATATAATACCATGCTCCCTTCTTTTTGATTATTCCAAAGTCAAGAGCTAGATTAACTACCATAGTTGTATTATCAATCTGTCCAGTATCATATCTAAGTGGAATAATGCTCTTTCCAAATGGAGGGGAAAAATTACATTTTGTTGCAACACAATTAATTTCATGCCCAACATTCTTTTTATCTTGTTTAATCCACTCACCACGTCTAACATCAACAATGAGGCTAGCATAATAATACTGGCCTTCCCCACCTGGCATCTTTTTCTGAATACCTCTATTATACACATTGCCAATTTCTTGTCTTTGTTGATTAATAGCTATTAAGACTGTATTATTATTAACACCAATAATTTTTCTAAATGCTTTATTTAACATTCTTGCTTGTAAACCAATTGATTGCTGTTCCATTGAATCATTGTCTTCTTGCATAGGAACTAATGCGGCTAAAGAGTCAAGTACAATTAAATCAACTTTTTGTTTTAAATAAAAGATAGTTAAATCAAGTGCTTGTTCACCATATAATGGCCTTGAAACAATTAAATTGTCTATATCACAACCAGTTAATTTAAACCATTCTGGATCAAATCTTTTCTCAGCGTCAATATAGACACATACACCACCATCTTTTTGTGCACTTTCTATTGCTTTCTGTGATACATATGTTTTCCCACTAGCAAAACTACCAGAGAAAAGGTGAAGTCTACCCCTGACTAAACCTCCACCAATTGACTTATCAAATACATCAATACCAGTTTTTATTCTACTCAATTTTGCATTCGGATTATTTCCAAGTCCATTAAAACATGGAAATGATTTGTTTGCTGCTTCTAGTAGTTTTGCAACATCATTATTTACTTTTACATTTGCAGTTTCTAACTCTTCAGGTTTATCAGTTTTCTTAGTCATCATCATTATCTACATCTTCCTCAAAAGGAAGTTCAAAAGAACCTTCACGAACCATCTTTGCTAATACAGCATAACCAGCTACATCTGTCCAAGTGTCATCTATTGATTCATTTTTTGGCTCTGTTTGATTCTTAGCAAGATTCTTTAGCCTAGAAACTTTGTCATTAATCCTAACTAAAATACCATATTCACCAAAATCAAGAATATTATTTTTTCCATAATCCCTTTGCTTTGATATTAGTACTGTAACTAAATTATCAGCAACTTTCTGACATGCTTCTTCCCAATTAGATTTCATATTATTCTTTACTCCTATACATATTATACATATTGTACATACCATCTTGCTTAAAATAATCATGACCACATCTAGAACAAGACCAATGTATTGCAGGATATGCAAAAGAACGTATCTTCTTATGCCCTATAAACATACAAATAAATCGTTTCCAGTTTCCTTTAGTTATTCTAGCATTATCATCCATAATTAATCCCAAAGACCAAAAAAGTATTTAGTGAACAATGGCATTTTAGACTTAAAAAGTTTAATATCTTTTTTATACATCGATGCGTGTATTCTCATAGTTTTTTTAGTTATTACTTTAGAGCTTAATTTATTATTTAAATCAGGAATTTTTTCCATTTCTTCAAACCAACCTGGTTGTATAGTATCTAAATAGTCATCTTCAAGAACTCTATCAGCAGCTTCAAAACCTGCAATCATTTCACTTAAAATATTTGTCCATTCTTCATCTGTAACATCTCCAGGATGTCCTTGATGATTTTTCTTTAGTTCTTTTAACATAGGAAGAATTATAGAGATTAGATAACTATCTATTGCCCAGCAGTCACAATCTGCCCAACCTCTTTTACCTCGTTGGTAGAAAAATTTTATTTGTCTTAATTTCCATGGAATATCCTTTATGAACCGAATTAAACTATAGTATGTATTTATCATCTTCACCTCCGTTTAACTATACTAGATAAAGTTCTAATCAAAATTATATGCTCTAATTTTTATTCCCGCGTATTTTAATAAATCTATTCCTTTAATTCCACTATGTTCATAGTTATCTAAACTTGTAACTACAACTTCTTTAATTCCAGAATTAATAATAGCTTTGCAACATTCAACACATGGTGTTATCCAATTCAAGTATAAAATACAACCTTCAATAGAAGTCCCTAATCTTGCTGCAGTATATATTGCATTTCTCTCAGCATGTGATGCTGGACAGTATTGTAAACCATTTCCTGATATAAAACCCATAACTTTTCTGGGGCAAGTTTTAGAGTTTGTATCTTCTACACTATGTAGATTACTAATGTCATTACTAGCAACCCCGAAAATGTAGCTCCGGTATGCCTCCTCGTTACAATGGGGACATCCTCTAGGAGGTCCATTATATCCAGTTGATACAATATATTTTTCATTAGTTATTACAGCACCTAATTTCCTTGACAGGCACTTTGAATTTGAGGAAACTGCCTCACAAATATTATAAAAATAATTATCCCAATTCATATCTATACTCCATTATATTGTCTAACTGAATTAAAGTAGATTTCTTTATTAAACTCCAAAGCATTATTAGCCATCAGAGCATCAATAATTTTTTTATTAACTTGCCGTTTTGGGACACGTTTTATAAAATCTTCATATGATTTATATTTCCCATTTTTTATACGCTCAGCTTCAATAGCTAATGCTGCCTTTTCCCCAATATTTTTAAGACTCGTTAACCCTTCAATAATTATATTTTTATCTTTAGTTTTCTTAAAGTCATAGTCAACTGAGAAATTAACATGAGGAGTCAAAAAGTAAACTCCATCATATACTGCATTTTGTTTGTAAGTATATAGATTAGATTCATCAGCATATTTTATTTTAACAAACCAAAAAAGTTGTGGATGATAGACTTTAAAATACATTTGATAAATACTGATAAGAGTGTAACCTGTTGCATGTCCTTTATTAAATGAATAAACAATTAGATTATCAAATAATTCATCAGCCTCCGCCTCAGTATACCCATGATTTAATGCACCCTTCTTGAATTTTGTGCGTAAATCTTTTTCATTATTTCCACGTCTTTTTGATGTTGCTTCACTAGCTGAGCCACCCTTCAAAAACTTCATGACTTTATCAGTATCTTCTGAAGACATTTCTCCTATGTTATAACACACAGCCATAATTTGTTCTTGGTAGACAATAGTTCCATAAGTTTCTTTTGTATATTCCCAAAACTTACTATCTTCCATAGACTTAGAATTCATTTTATTTTTAGCATATTTTTCTGGCATATTAAGGGATAAAGGCCCTGGTCTATTTAAAGCACTAGCTGCGATAATATCATTAGGACAATCTGCTGACATATTGACAAGTATATTTTTAGCTGCCTTCCTTTCAAATTGGAAAATGCCATCAGTATTGCCACGATTAAATTCATCTATAATTTTTTTATCTTCAAGAATGGAATAATCAAAATTCTTATTAGTTAACCCTTCTAGTTCCACTATCTCTGACATTGTCTTTAGTCCAAGTATATCAAATTTAATTACATTTATACTCTCAAGATTAGTCAAATCATAAGCTGAAACAAATTTCTTCTTACTCTTTTGAATAGCAGTATATTTTGCTATATCACTTCCTACAATAGCAACTCCAGCAGCATGAGTTCCAATGAATTTAAGTTGTCTGTACATTTTCAAAAAGTGCACAATAATATCATCATATTGTTTATTATAGTAATTATAATTACTATCCTGCATAATGTCCATATTTAAATTATCTTCTATGACATACTCATTAACAAACCTTTTTATAGCTAATTTATTAGGAAAGTCAACATTAGAGACCTTACATAAATCATTAATTAAATTATCTACTTTATATAATCCATAACTACAAATCTGAACTGACTTACTAGCATATTTCTCAGTAATGTAGTTAATAACCTCATCACGTCTATTAACCTCAAAATCTAAATCAATATCTGGCAGTTTCTTTTTATCCATACGTAAGAATCTATTAAAGTCCAAATTGAAGAAGATGGGATCAGTCTGGGTGATGCCTAAAACATATGCCACTAATGAATTACATACAGAACCACGACCATAACCAATTCCAATACCCTTTTCCATTGCAAATAGAACATAATCTTGCACAATCAGAAAATAATCTTCAAATCCATGTTTAACAATAATATCATATTCAGTTTTTATTCTTGTGAGATATTCTCTATTATATTTATTTATTTTCTTTAAGCCTTCAATTAAATTATCATGTAATATTTTTTTACCATCTTTATTTTTGTCAAACTTTGGAATTACTAACTTTAAATTATCAAATATTTTGTCTTCAATTTTGTCAACAAGACCTTGCATATTTGCAATAATCTCATTTAGTAAACTTTTATGGCTAGGATGCATAATAACAAAACGTTCATAAAGCTCATCTGCAGTTGGCATATACCTTTCTTTATAAGTTTCTTTAACATGATCAATATCCCCAAATCCTGAGATTTGATGCATTTTTAAGTATGTTGGAAAATCTTCTTTTAAACCATAATGACTGTCTGAAGTTAGAATTAATTTAATATTATTTACCTTTGCTAAACTAATTAACTTTTGATTAACATTCTCTTGCAATTTACTATCGCTGGCTTTATATGGCATAATTTCAAAGTAATAATCTTCCCCAAAAATTGATGAGAAATGATTAATTTCATCCTGTAAACTAACATCATTACTTATGATTAATTTTGAGATTATACCAGCAAGACATGCAGAAGAACAAATCAGTCCATCATGATATTTTTCTAATAAAGCATATGTAACCACTGGTTTATAATAGAAATTATTTTGATTTGCCTCAGTTAATATTCTATTTAGATTTTCATATCCTTTAATATTTTTTATAAACAAGCATAAATGATATTTTGGTTTCTCTTTATCAAAAGTTGGCTGGAAATAAACCTCAGAACCCATTACTGGTTTAATTCCATTCTCATTGCAAGCATTGTAATGCTCAACTAATCCATTAACATTACCGTGATTAGATAAACCTAAAGCTGTATATCCTTTATCTTTAGCAATTTTTGCAAGCTTTATCGCTTTGCCAAAACCATCAAAATTACTAAACTCATCATGTCTATGTAAATCAATCAATTTCTATTTAATTCCTTCCAAATTCTTCAGTAGTTTAATCCAATAATCATTAAGCAATGGTAAATCATCCATATCCTTATTATTACGTATATAATTTTCATGTAATTTCAATATATCAAAAATACCAATTGTTGTACCAATAGGCATTTTTTCCATTGGTACATGTTCATCAAATTTATTCTGAATAATATCTAAAACTTTTGGTTCATCGTGGTCATAAATATGTAAACTTCCAACAATGTGATGATATTCCCCAACCTCAACACCTAACTCACGAGCAAAAATTTCTTGTAACATTGTCCAATGGAATGCATCATATGGAAAACCCAATAATAAATCATTAGAGCGAACATATGTCATTAAATGAAGTTTTCCATCTCTATAGAGAAACTGAAGTAAATCATTACATGGAACATCTTTAGTTTTAACAGTAAAATCAATCGATGGGTCTAAGATAACTATTACTGCTTGCCGTGTATAAATATCAGCTTTCAGTCTATCCATACAATTTCTCAATTGGTCAACATCTTTAAAATTATGATTCCAATGGCGAAGTCTAGGTCCATAGGCTCCATGTAATGAATAACCATCATCAGAAAATTCTGCCATTCTTTTATTATAATGGCCAATCATTTCAAGAGTACTTTGACTTGTCATCATCCAAATAAATTCAGCAACACAAAATTTCTTGGAAAGTTTCCTCACTGGATTTTGTATCATTCTAGCTCTAGGATTTTCAAGCATTAAATGTTGAAACCTTAACTCTTTAAAATTCAAACCTCTTGCTGTGACAAATTCACCTTCAGATAAAACCTTTGTAAGAGTATTTTTATAAAGAGCATCTATGTTGTTTCCGACTATCATTTTATTCTCCTAAACTCATTATTTTGTTGCATGTAGTATTTAATTCATCAATTCCAATATTTTGGCATGTAGTAGAATAAAATGAAATATTGACTGATTTCTTATCTGCTAATGGCATAATAAAGAAATAATATAATGTCATAAAATCATAGAAAAGCTCATCTTTTATATCTGAAGCTCGATATACAATTTTAACATTTAAATTATTAAGAAATTTTACATACTGAATATATGCTAAACAACTGACATCATTTGTATATAGATATTCTCCTAGAGTATTTGTAAAATTAAGAACCAAACGTCTATTATTTAACAATCTATCAAGATTATATTTAATAGTATCAAGGCATGTTTCATAACTCATGCCTTGAGCTAATTCAACTGCAGCGGTATATATTGTCCTAGTAATTGGCTGATGACTATCTAAATTTCTCAATGATGCTCTATCAGGAAAATCTTCAAATCCGTCTGGTGAAATATCATGTTGAGCAAACTTTTTAACTTTTAATGCAAGATATTTATCATTTTCTATTAATAACAAGAATTTCTCCAGATTAAGATTATAATGGTTGAATTTCACCAAACAATCATCATTAATAAATTGTGGCATTTTTGTAATTTTATAATCCATTATTAATATCCTTCTTAAATTTATTTCTATAATCTTCTATACTTTGCCCACTATAACATGGAGATGTAGGATGCATTACTTTAATCACAGGTGGAAATAAATCATATGTTTTTAAAGTCTCATAAACATTATTTCCTAGTGCAATAATAGCTTTTGGTTGTATATAGTCTAATTCAATTGTGAATATATCTCGACATTTATTGACATCATCTAGATTAAATTTATTTTTGTCCCAAGCAAACTTGTTTAAATTAGTAATATATGGCATTTTATCAAAAGTATGTAAGATTGAATTTCTAAGAATCATTGATGTTTTTGCATACATAAATGCTGGTTTCAAATAATCTTTAATTGCTCTACCATATGTACCAGGAGCCTCACCGACTATCATAATATTGCCATCTTCAAATAAGCCAGTTGGATAACACCTTGAATTCATAAAGCCAGTGTCAGTTTCAAGTAATTTAATACAATTAATAATATAATCACTATCTTCTTTTTTTGTTGAGTATAATAATGAAGAGCCTACCATAACCTTAATATCCTGCTCATCATAGATTACTGACCCAAAATTATTTGTCATTATAGTATTAAATAGAATTAAATCATCAACTTTTTTCTTATAAGATGCATAATCTTTTAAATAATCAATATTCATTAATTGTTTTTCTTGGACTTTTACTATAAATCTTGATATACTATTATCTCCAAGCTGATTCATAAAATCAATCTTATCAGGAGCATATTCTAAAAATTCATTTAATAATTCTTTGATGTTTATTGATTCTATTTTTTGAAGAGTGGATAAATCATCTGGTCGAAATTTACTTTTCTCGACTATAGGTATCTTTTCAAAGAACATTATTTTATCATATAGTTCATTTAATGCTCTATGAATGCTTCTATTCAATCTAGCAATAAACTCTTTATATATTGGTTTGTCTGCATTTGGTAATCTATCATACCCCAAATAAAAAGTAATATAAAATAAAGAATCTATAATACTTCTATCAAATAAAACAATCTTATCCTCAACCTTACTTCTTTCCATATCAACTTTGCATTTTTCTTTTATGACATCCATCTCAAACTCAAAGTATTTATGGGGGTCATTACGTATATCATCTATGGAGACTATAGATTTTGACCTGATGACCTCATCTGAAATGATAATATCATCAGGCATTAATTCTTGTAGTTTTTCAATAAATGTAGTTTTTCCAGAATGACAACCACCTGAAATTGCAATCTTAAATGATTTCATTATTTTCCTATGAATAACCTTACTTTGTCTGTCTCTAACCCTAATTCTTTAACTCTACTAAGCTGATATTCAAAGTCTATAATAGCATCATCAGCACTATATACAATTGGATTACCATGGACATTATAGCTAGTATTAATAAGGGCTTTGCAACCATTCACATTTTCAACATTATCCATGACTTTATAAATGTAAAACTCTTTATCATCAATAATTTGTGGACGACCACTATAAATATCTTGAAGAGGATATTTATGCATTACACCTTCATACATTGACTCAATATTATCAATTTTATAATCATAAGTTACAATCATATAACGGTCTGACCCAATAACCCTTTGGTACTGACTTGGCCAGAAAAATTCATTAATATTATCTTCTTTTATAACTGGTGCCATAGGCATTACTGTGTCTCTACCATTAATAGTATTAATGAAGTCAACATTCTTTTGGTATGGAATAGCCAATGTGCTAGTATTGCATAAGGCTCTTGGACCAAATTCCATATTACCTCTGACTACTTCAGCAATTCCACCACTTGTTATAAATTTAGATACTTTCTCAATTAGTTCATCTTCAGTTTGTGGATATTCAACTCCATCATGCAGATTTTGGTTAATCTTTTGAAATCTTTTCCCTATTAGTAAAGAATCTAAATTAATCCTACCAACAAATTTTCTATAAACTCCAATTGCTGCACCTTGGTCACCTGCTAAAGGCATTGCACAAAAGAAACCAGAAATAGCATTCATAACTGCATTATTTAATTTTACATTGTAATGAAGTCCACCAACTACAATTGCGTTTTTAATACCATATGATGTTATCATACCTTCGTATATTTTTTCAATAATGGTCTGAATAAAATTTCCTATAACTACTCTAGTTTGAAAATTATTGAGAGCTGGTTTTCCTGGCATTTTATCTATCATATCTTGAAAAACTTTATGATAATTTACTTTAACTTCTTTTAGTTTATCAATATTAATATAAGTCTTATCAAATATTGGGCTCTTAGACTCATCCTTATTAGTATTATCAATCCATTGATAAACAAAATTATATGCAGAATTTTGTATATAATTAATTTGTATCTGGTTACAATATTCTGTTATATGTGACTCATAACCTAAAAATTTATATTCATCCTCATTTTCTTTCATTCCACAGAATGAAGTAGCATATTGGTAGAGTAATCCCAAAGAGTTTTGATATCCATAAATTCTTCGTACTAAATGTAAATTTGGATGGTTAATTGTATTGCCATAATTTCCTTTATAAATGCTGACAACTTCTTGCCCATTTCCAAAGCCATCAGAGACAATAATATGGAATGGCATTCCACTTTTTAATTGGGTAGCTGTAGCCTTGCTTTCAAGGAAGGCAATGGCAGAGTAGGCATGAGCATCATGATGGGTAAATTCTTTCCCTAATGCTATAACCTCTCCACCAAGGCCTTTAATGAATTCATTATTATAGTGTCTTTTAAAAGTCTCATTAGCTGCTGTTTTCTTATAGAAGTCAAAATCATCATACCAATGGGAAATAAGTATTTTATTTGCTCTACCAGAACCAATTATATTTTTAATAGCATCTATTGGAAATGCTGAACTTGACTTGGTTCTAGTCAATCTTTCCTGCTCATACCCATTTATGATTTTACCATTGCTTATGCCAATAGCTGACGAGTTGTGCCCCAAAGTTAATAATAAATCCATCTTTTCCTTCTTCCACTAGTCTAAATCATTGGAATGTGTCATGTGAACCTTACCTCGTGTATGGTTCTTTCTATTTTTGGTAGTATATCTTGCTTCAACTTCAACCCAATCTGTAACACCCCAGATAATATATAGCTCAAGAACAAAATGCAATAAGTCAGTAATTTCCTCGAGTATATATTCTGTCTCTTCTCGTTCAGGCTTCCAAGGAAGAGCTTTGTAGCCTTCCATTAATTCAGCTAACTCTCCTTGAATGCCTAAAACCATGTTATTGGTAGCTTCTGCTTTCTTTGCAGGATCAAGTCCTTCAGGATATACCATTTTCATTAATTCTAATTGCTTCTCAATTATTGTTTTCATTTAGTAGTCTTTGCTACTGCTTTATCTTCAATTTGCTTTCTCAATTCTGCAATGGCAAAATCAACCTTTTTAAACTTTTTCTGTAGCTGCATTTGAAGCTCTTGGTCTAAGTCACCCATCTTAGCTAGAATCTCCTCACTTGCCATGTCAGTAACTTTTTCCCATGTTTCTTTTAGAGCCTTTTCTGCTAAGTCAAGTTGTGCTGTCACATCACCATCAGCATCAATGTCAGAGATACCCATTTCTGGACGAATAAATTCGAATTGTGAATCTTTTCTAATCTTTAAGGTAAATCCGACTTTGCCTTCTACTTTCATTTTCCCATCCTTACTTTATTTATTTATCTATTAAAACAAGTCTTCAAGTTCTTCGTCTGCAACATCTAACGAATCTAAAGCAGTTTTAGCTGCAGGAGCTTCAGCAGCTACCTCTGGTGCAGCAGCAGTTTTAGCTCTATTCCCAAGAAGTATTTCTTCAATAGAAATAGCATCAACCTTAGCCCTAGCAACTTCGGCAGATTCATCAGAATGATCCTTAGGAAGGAAGGAGTACAACGTTTTAATTCCCCCTCCATTCCTTGAAAACTTATAATCCCTATCACATAAAGTGCCATACTCATCAACAAAGCCGATAATCATATTCTTTATGTAACCATCTTTGCCCCATTTAGTTCGCAAGATTCGCATTTCATCAATTGCTTCTTTGTAAACAATCTGTTTCCCTTGTGTAACAGCTTCCCATTTTGGTGCATCAGGATCACTATTGAGTTTTGGATTTTGTGCCTTATGGATAATTGCATATACGTAGACAGAGAATACATAGACATTCTTTGCAATATTTCCTGAAGCGCACCATTTACAAGCTTCACCGAGTAAATTGTCAATGCAGTACGCTTTACGATATTGCTTACCAGTGGGAGCCATTTCTTCATATTCATGCATCTTAGTCTGCATCATTTCATTGTCATCAATAAATCTAACTAGTGCCGAATCACCATCTTGAAGATAAAGATATTGAACTCTGTTCTGATTTGAAAACATTTCTACTTCAGCGGATTTTTCCTGGATTCCTTTTAGTCCTTTAATCATCTTTTAATTTCTCCTGTTATTTTGCTTCTTTTAAAATTTCTTTTACTTCTTCTTTTGATAGGTCAGCTGGGTCTTTACCATCAGGGAGACTACATACCCTTTTAAGAAATCTATTTCCTAATGAATTTTTTACTTTTTGTGCTCCATTTCTCCCAGCTGTATCCCCATCTAACATTAAGTATACATAGTCAGTTATTCCTCCTAAAATTCTTATTTGTTCTCTTGATATGTCAGCATGTAATAATGATAACACATTCGTAAAACCTAATTGATGTAAATGAATACAATCTAAACTACCTTCGACTAATATTATACTAGTTGAAGTTCTAGCTATTTGACTTAATCCAAATAAAGTATCTGTAATTTTAGTTCCAATAATAAATTTATATTTTCCTCTGCCTTCACAGTCTTCTAAAAACCGCATTATGTAACCTTTATCTTCTAATGGAATTACAATAGCATCTTCTTCAGGCCAATATTTAATATTCCATTTTGAAATTATATCTTTCTCAAATCCACGTGATACTAAATATGTTTCACCACGACTGTCAAAAGCAGATGGTAAATATGGAATAGTTGGAATAATTTTACGATCTTCAATTCTATGTCCAATTTTTTTTACTTCAGGCTCTATTACAACTTTTCCAGCTTGACTAATACCTGTAATTTTGTATATTAATTGATGTATTCCTCTACCCTTTATACAACCTGCGAAGCATTGAAAATACTCAGTCTCAAGGTTAAAGAAGAAGCTTGGATTTGTATCTTCATGCATTGGGCATTTGCAACATGCTTCTTGTCCAGAGAAATTAACAATTTCTATTCCAAGTTCTTCTATTTTTTTAATAAGAAATTCTTTACTATTCTTCATCGTCATCGTCGTCATATTCTGGCCATTGCTGTTCATCATATTTAATAGTAGCTTCTTTCAATTTATTATAGTCTATATCCACACTTCTAAAATTTATATATCTATTACAAAAAGCCATTATAGGAGTATGAACCATTGCACAAAACCAAGCAGAAGTATCTCCATACCATTCATTCCAAGTACTATACTCATTTCCAGAAAATTTAGCATCTTCTTCACTGAGTTTCATTTTAATTGGAGGAAGTGGAATTGATGGAATTAATGTACAAATTCTTTCTATTAAAGTATCTAAAGCAAAAATATACCAAGGAGCATCCTCTATAAAAATAGAAGCTGTTTTATAATAACCATTTGTACCATAACTATATTTTCTCATTATCTGATTCCTTTCTGATGACTTTCTGGATACTCCTTTATGACTTTCCTTACATTGATATTAAACCTTGATTTATATCAAACTTAATCTCTATCGGAGTATTAATTGCTCTTCCGGTACGTCTCTTTGGAATTGTCATATATCTCATTAATGGTTTATTTATATCTTGCTGGATAAAAATTCCTGCATCGCAATTATGGTATATAATTCCTTTACCACAATATGAGTTATCCTCCTCAACTTCTAAATTATATACTGGTCCAGAATAAAATTCCTTTTCTATCTTTAAGATTTTTGTTCCATTACTAATTAATAATTTATCTTTAAAAAATACTGTTTTACTAACATCAGATAATTTATACAAAATGTGATTTATATTTAAGTTTTTAGCTTCAACCCAACCATTAGTAGTATATAACTTATGCTCACCAGTTATTCTAATAATTTCATAATTACTTAAATAAAGCTTAAAAATTTCTTCATTAATATTTCTTTTAAGAGTCTTTATAACCTTTCTTGCCCTGCCATTATGAGTAAAAACTAAATCATCTTTCTTTATTTCTTCTATTGGAAAATATCCCTGTTTGTTTGATGCTCTTCTAATTGGTGCCCCAGGAACTAAACAAGCTTGCATAAAGGCATCACCAAATGAAACTTGATCAGGTCTTGGCATTTTATCTTTAACATCTCTATTCGCCTGTGAAGTTGCTATTGTAACAATTTTATTATTCTGTGCCATTGACTTAAGACCATAACTTACATCCATAGTCTTCTGCCAGCTTTCAGTCCCTGAAGAATCTATTAATGCAACACCATCAACAACAACTAAATCAGGAGAAAACTCCTGCACAAAACCGGTAATATTCCCAACATTAAATTTCTTTCCATTAGCACTGTCTAATGTCAACCAATCTTTTCTAATAGATACTTCTTCAAGCCATTTCTTATATTCTTTTAAGTTTATTTCACCAGTCTGTAATTGATCATTTAAGAAACTATATCCATTCATCTTACCCATAAATGTATCAAACTTTAAATTGATTTCGTCAGTAGACATTTCTGGAGATATGAATAATATTCGCTTACCTGCTTTATATGCTTGGCAAGCTATATATTGAGCGACTGTACTCTTTCCAACACCTAATCTACCAACAATACCAATTAAATTTCCAGGTTGCCAACCTAAGTATTTATCATCAAAAAATCCTATTCCTGTTCGTATTCCAGTAGAAACACCTTTCGCAATTTTATCACGGCTCTTAACTACATCAACATAACGTTTCATAGCATCTCCATCAGCAAAACTTCTTGAATTAGCAGATGGTTTGCGTATATTAGATAATTTAGTTATTAGAGAATCTATAGCTCCATAAGTATCAATAGACAAAAGGTCAGATGAACTATTAATATACTGAATGGCTTTTCTTTTAGTAGTTGCTTTTATTAACTCATCACATAAATATTTAATCTCATGTTCTTTTACATCGTCTAAATAAGTATAACCAGGAAAAGTAGATTCAATTATAGCTTTAGCAGGTAAAGAGTTATATTTGGTAAAGTATTTTTGCATAAAACTAAATTCTTCATAATGAACAATAAAGTCCTCTGAACTTATTCCATTGGTTAATACATTACTAAAGACTGATTCATCAGTTACCCCTGATATAAGTCTTTGCTCAAGGTCTTGTTGCATTAATATTCTCCCATTAAATATTTTCCATAGGAATATCTTTTAAGTTCTCTCGAATAGACTGCATCTCATCAATTTCTTCCTGACAGAGGGATAAAGCATAAAGATAATTTCCATATAGTTGAAGTAATTTACGTATTTTTGTTTGATTTTCTTCACTATACCAAGGGAGCATTCTTTGATACTGAATTGTATCTTTTTCTTTAATCAAATTTTTAAAATATTCTGGAAAAAATTTATTAGAAGAAAATAATAGAAGTGAAGCTTTTTCTTTTTTTATATTTTTAAAGAATATATCTATAGCCTCTAACAAAAGATATTTATTATAAGTTGTCAATAGCCTCTTCAAAAGAAAAGGTTCTATCTTAATCTTATCTGACTGATATTGCTCGTTGAAAGTATCTTCATACTTAGCAATCCAATATTTATGTAAATCATAAGCATTCATTGATTTGCATTATACTAGTTGAAAATTACTATACTTTTACTAAGTTCTTTTTTCCACAAGTAGTACAAATTATTATTCTGTAAGATTTAGGTGCTCTAATCATTTCACGTCTTTT